ATCATTTACAGCAGTTGAATAACAGCATGTTCGACAATTAACTTGTTTAGTAATTTTTGAGCCGTGGCATAAATCATGCGCATTACATAACTTGCACTGATACCAGCTTGGGTCATAACTTATTTGTTCCGGAATAGCTCTATCCGATGATATAATTTTTTTAGCTTTATCTGTTAACTGATTCGCTAGTTCTTTATTAAGTTCAAGGCGTTCTGTATAAATTCTGTCGTCATCTTTGCACACCGCAAAATATAAAGCCCTGTCAATTCCAGTGTGCAGCATATAAACTTGCATTTGCGCGTAATGTTGCGGCTTTGATTTTTTAACGCCTTGTTTTTCAAGCTCGTCAAAAGATTTTTTGCTATGCGTTTTAATTTCTAAAACGTGCTGCTTCATTGGTGATTCTGGAACGCCGCCAGTAATAATTCCATCCAATGAGCCGCCAAAATGACCATCTTTAATAGACCATTGTTTGCCATTGTTAAATGGCTTTACAGCAATGCCAGCAGCAATTAAATCCTGAAAAACTCTTGCTTCTTCATCTTGTCCTCGTCTAAACAATCTTAAGATTCTGCCATCAAAATTATTAGGAATGGCCCATCTAAATGATAACCAAATATATTTATCGCAATAATGACCAATAATAGACGCGCCTAGATGCTGTCTTAGTGGCTCTGCTGAATTTTTAACTTGTAAAGCGTTATAAATACGCTTTGCAATTGTGTCGCTAGGTTCTGGTATTTTCATAAATCCCTCAACGTAAAAGGCGGCATTTCTGCCGCCAGTTAATCTTATTGTTTAGCCCAAGGTGGAGCTGCTTTTCCTGTTGACTGTGGCGCTGATGAAGTTTGCGGCATTGATGCTTGCACAGATGTTTGGCTAGACGATGAATAGCCTTTGATTTCATTTTGCGCAGCATAATCACCCGATGCGGCGCGAATACCAACTTTTACAGTTAAATTTCCACCAATTAATTGGTCTGTATCTTGCACAGTTGCCAATCCTATGGCTTTCATAATGCTGCCTAATTGTTGTCTGCCAATTACTTCAGCCTGACTGGATTTGTTTCTAATATTTAAATTTGAAAACAAAACTCTGCCTGTATGAGTTGGGCCAGTAACATCCAAGCGCAACTTAATGTATTGACCTGTGCCGTCTTTGGTTGGCGATAAATCAGCAGATTTAATTTGTACTTGATAAGTGCCTTCAGGAATAGGGTCAAAGTTGCCTTGCTCTTGTTCTGGCAAATCTTGTAAGTGGATTGGTTGGTCTAAAAATGACATGATTTATTCCTTAATAATGTTAAATGATGGTCTGCCAGCAGAAACTGTAATTGCTGGCGCTAATTTGTTTTGCACAACTTCATCAACTGATTTCCACGCTTTTAAATCTATCTCAGGTTTCCATCTAAATAATGTATGCAGATATTCAGTTAATCCATATTCTTGAGCAATTTCTTGAACTAAATCAGAATCAACTTTACGAGTTAATCGCGTGGTAATTTTGATTTTGTGAACGCCATCAGTGACATTTTCAATTTTGTCTTGATTAATGTTCAGCTTTAGCATCGCTATGAAATCATCTTCAGCTTTGCGCCTAGTTTCAATAGCTATGCGTTCAGCTTCTTTAGCTTGCATCCATATTTGTGCAAAATCATTAATATCAGAGCCGCTCATTTTGATGCTCCCATGATTTTTTCAATGATTGCACCTAAATCTGGCGCTTCCCAAGAATCTAATTTTCCGCTTCGGTCTTTGGCTTGCCATAAACCATCCGAATCACACATTAACGCTCGCTGTGTATTTCCTTCTGCATCCTTTTCAACTCTAAGTGCCAATACCTCATCAAAGAAATACGGCAATGATTGACCTGTTTTATTGCCTGGCATTGATGGGGCATATAACATTCGACCTGTTTCGTCTTGCGATTTTTCACATTTAGCTGTGAAATAAACATGACGATTTGGTAAATCACGAAAAGCTCTAATTATGTCTGTAATTTGTTCTTGCATTGCGCCATAGGCTTGACGCGGGTCTTTGGTTTGTTTGCGCTCATGATTTAAAACAACTTCACCAATTTCAGAAATTGAATCTAGCGCAACAGATTTGAATGCTTTAGCTTCATCAGAAGTAATTAACCATTGATACGCCTCTTGCAAATCTGACATTGATGCAATTTCAATGTAAGGAACATTTGCATCTTGAATAGACAACAAACCACCTTCGGCAGATAGAACAATAGGCGACGGTAATGTAGGTACTAGCGATGTTTTACCCGCGCCAGAATTACCATAAACAAGCAATTTAACGCCATTAGCAGACAAGCCTGCTGTTGATTTAATATTAATAGCCATTATTGGCCTCCTTTAAAATCCTGCTGTCAGACAATCTGTTTGCAGGTGCGATTATTATCTTGTATGATTCGCATAAATGCAAATTATTTTTTAATTAATCACACAAAAAGGACGCAATCAATGACAATAGAACATATTAAGCTACAACTAAAAGACCGCAAGCTATCATCAGTAGCTGATGCAATTGGCATCAACAAACATACGCTCTACAAGTTTATGAAAGGACAGACAAAACCAAATCCAATGACTATCAAAGCTATTGAAGAATATTTGGGGCGTGAGAATGGCTAGTCTTGCTGAGATATTTCCAGATGGACAAGTAAGCACTATTGACAGGCTGCCGAGCGTTGCACCAGATAGACAATTAATCATTGCTATTAGCGAATCAGGTATTCAGCCACCAGACTATATTGTTATGGATGGCAACTTGCATCGGTTTAGCACAACAGGAAAAAAATCTGACAAAACTGGCTGGTATGTTGCCTATAACGGTCAAGTGCCTGCTGGGGCTTTTGGTTGTTGGCGATTAGGAGTTGAGTCAACTTGGCGAGCTGATATAGGCAGAGAATTAACCGCGGTTGAACAAATGCAACACGCGCAAAGAATGCGTGAAGCAAAGATTGCTCGAGAAAAAGCGGAAGCAGAACGCAAAGCCAATGCAGCAATAAATGCTGCACAAATTTGGGAAATTTCAGCAATTGCTTCTGACGACCATCCATACTTATTAAAAAAACAGATAAAAAACCCAGGCTTTAAGATAGCTAATGATGGCAGATTAATTGCGCCATTGTTTATAGATAATGAGATTGTTGGGTTGCAGTACATTGATACTGATGGCAAAAAAATGTTTATGTCAGGCAGTAAATCTGGCGGTGCTTATTGGTGGCTAACCGGCTCTAATGATGTTGTTTATATTGCAGAAGGGATTGCTACAGCTTCCAGCATTCATAGCGTTACAGGCAATACAGTCATTATTTCTTTTAGTGCTAACAATTTAAGCAATGTTGCAAGCGCTATTCGGCAATCAATAGGCGCATTAACTAAGATGGTTATTGTTGCCGATAATGACGAATCTGGCGTTGGCTTAAAAGAAGCAAACAAAGCGGCGGAGATAGCTAAGGCACAAGTAATACAAATTCCAACCATTGGCGATGCTAATGATTATGTGAATGAAGGTAATGATTTACTAGCTTTATTAAAACCACCTGTTAACGCACAAAATAGTTATTTAATTGATGCTGATGAATTTAGCAGCAATCCAATTCCAATTAGGTGGTTGATTAAAGGTTGGGCGCAGCGTGATGCGCTAATGATGGTTCACGGGCCTAGTGGCGGCGGAAAAACTTTTGCAGTGCTTGATATTGTTTTAAGCATAGCAACAGGGAAAGACAAATGGGGTGATTATAAATGTCGTCAAGGTTCTATTGTTTATCTGGCTGGTGAAGGGCATCACGGCTTAAGAGGAAGGATAGCAGCATGGAAGCGAAGCACAGAAACGCAAACCTTTAATAGTCGGTTTCACATAAGTAAAGCTGGTACTGATTTAAATACGCCTGATGGCTATGCAATGGTTAGAGATGCCATTCTAGGATTGCCTCAGCAACCTGATGTAATTGTGGTTGATACGTTGCACAGGTTTTTACTGGGTGACGAAAATAGTTCACAAGATGCCAAAACAATGCTTGATGCTTGCGCAGGCTTGATGCGAGAGTTTAATTGCTCTGTTATTTTAGTGCATCACACTGGCGTTAACGAAGAAAGTCAGCATAGGGCTAGAGGCTCAAGTGCATGGAGAGGCGCTTTAGATATTGAAATAAGCGTTGTACCAGGCAAGGATGGCGGACCTATGCAATTAATACAGAGAAAATCAAAAGATGCTGAATTAGCCAAGCCAGTTTGGATGCAAATTGAAACGGTTGAGCTAGATTGGATTGATGAAGATGGCGAGCAAGTTAAATCAGCCATTGCAAAAATTGTTGCCGACAATGAAGCGCCAATAAAACAAGAAAAAGAAAACAAAAGCATGTCTGACGCAAGGCAGTGTTTTGAATCGGCATTGATTGAATTTGGCAGAATTGATGCTGATGATGATTTGTTTTTAACCGATGACGCATGGTCTGAATGGATGTTAAAAAGCGGCAAGTGGGAGTCAGGTAATAATAGAAGAACCACCAAAACTAGATACAAAAAAGCATTAATTGAACATAGATTAATTTCAGAAAAAGCGCATGGTTTTGCAGTATCTAATGAGGATGTTTTTGCTGGAATTAGGTTATTAATACGGTAGGCTGCTACCCGTTACAACCGTTACAGTAACGGGTATTGTAACGCTGTAACGCAGGTGGCAAAAAGTGGCATTTACCCGTTACAACCGTTACACACTCCCTTTAGGGAGTGTAACGCTGTAACGGTCTGCCATGCGGCGTTGATTGTAATAAGTTTTGTGATATGATTTAACGCACTACCGGAAGTCATAGGTTCGCAACC